GTCCTGCAAGTTCATTCCATGTATAGTTCCTTGTTTGTTGCCAGTGATAATTAATTCCTTTGAACCCCCATTGCTCTATTGAAGTACAAGCAATCAATGGGTGCTGATCGTATTGAAATCCAGGAGTCTTAGCATTATATACAAAGGTATAGAACTTTCCTACATCAGGTATAGGTGTCACAGTATCATTAAGAGCATCCATAATCATTAGCATCAAATCTTCTGGGTCATTTGATGACTCCAATTCATCTTTGATTTGTTCTATACGGTTAGCAAAATGTGCTGGATCTCTATCTGCCATTATTTAATCCCCAGTTCATCTTCGGTTACTATCTTAAAGTTAATACGGTTATCCTTACAAAATTCTGATGCTGCTCTCCATTTTGCTTGGTTCACTGCATAGGTAGTACATTCATAGATGTATGATTTGGTTGCTCTCTTCCTCGGTTTAGGTGGAAGAGTTTGTTTCTTTGGTTTCACTTCAACCACATATGTTTTAATTCTATTGTTACTTTCTTTAACTTTAATAAGAAAGTCAGGGTAATACTTATGAACTCGGTTATCTTTTGGTGATACATATGGGATACTAATTTCCTCAGAAGCCCATGAGATTACATTCTCTTTTAGGTCACACCACTTACAGAAAGTTCTTTCCCAACTACTACGGCAAATAATATTGTTAGGATTACCTTGATATTTCTTTGGATACTTTGGTTTGTACCGACTCTTAATACTTTCTGCCATTAACTTGCATACATAATATATAAGGTCAAATAATATTTATTAAATGCCATCAGTTACACCAAGACCAAGATCTATTGCTGAAGTAAAGAGTAAGTTATTAAATCCTGCTCTTACTTCACATTTCCAAGTAGTTATTGGGAAACCTCCAAGGGAAGACGGTTCCTTTAATAGGTTTCTGAGTGAGAGTGGTGCCTATCATGACGCAGATAGGTTAAATTTAATGTGCTCTGAGACTTCTCTTCCAGGATCTCAATTAGCAACGAGTGAAGTATTTAATGATTTTCCTGGAGTTAATGAACGACATGTAAACAGAAGACAGTTTGATGATCGTATTGATTTAACATTTTATTGTGATGCAGATCAGTACTTACCTATTAGATTCTTTGAAGCATGGATGAAATACATTACTAATGAAAGATCAGGTGCCTCAAACAGACAAAATTTTTCTTATAGAATGAAGTTTCCTAATACTTATAAAGGAAGTTTAGAAATTACAAAGTTTGAAAAGAATATGTATTCGGCAAGGAGAGCAAAACCTTTGACATATGGATTTGTAAATTGTTTTCCATTATCTATTGCATCTATGCCAGTAACATATGATGCTTCTGATTTATTAAAGTGTTCAGTTTCATTCGCATATAGTAGATATTATATGGAATCATCTAGATCTGGACTCTCTGAATTCTTAGATCCTCTAGCACAATCATTGTTTAATAGCGGTGGTTTTGGTTTTAATCCTGGTGGAATACCAGATAGTGCTGCTAGAATGGCTGGTAATGTTGTGAGTAGTTTATTATCTCGTGGCTAACCTGCTAAATAAAATACACTGAAATCTTTATTAAAATATTATGCCCTTACCAAAGATTGCTACGCCAACTTATGAACTTGAGTTGCCATCTACAGGAAAGTCTATACAGTATAGACCTTTTCTAGTTAAAGAAGAAAAACTTCTTGTACTTGCTTTAGAAAGTGAAGATACAAAACAAATTACAACTGCTATTAAGACTGTAATAAAATCATGTATTAAAACAAGAGGTGTTAAGGTAGAGAATTTACCTACATTTGATATTGAATATTTGTTCCTTAATATTAGAGGTAAGTCTGTAGGAGAAGATATTGATGTTAATATTATATGTCCTGATGATGGAAAGACTCAGGTTAAAATTAATATTAATCTAGATGATATTAAATGTCTTAAGACAGATGATCATACTAATAAGATTAAACTTGATGATAATATTATGATGGAGATGAAGTATCCATCTTTGGATCAATTTATTAAAGCCAATTTTGATATGAAAGGTGATAATCAAATGGAACAATCATTTGATTTGATAGCATCTTGTATTGATAAACTTTATAGTGCGGAAGAGGTTTGGGCTTCTGAAGATTGTACTAAGAAAGAAATGAATGAGTTTCTGGAACAATTAAATTCGTCACAGTTTAAGGAAGTTGAAAAGTTCTTTGAGACTATGCCTAAGTTATCTCATACTATTAAGGTAACAAATCCTGAAACACAGGTTGAAAGTGATGTAGTGCTTGAGGGTCTAGCGTCTTTTTTCGCATAGGTATGATCCATATGGATCTGGAGAATTATTATACACTTAATTTTTCTCTCATGCAATACCATAAATATAGCTTAACAGAGATTGAAAATCTTATTCCTTGGGAACGAGACATTTATGTTGGTCTTCTTAAAGCACATCTTGAAGAAGAAAATCTAAAACAAGAACAGCAGCAACGCAAGCATGGCTGAATTAGCATCACCAACTAGAAAGGGAATAGATACATCCAAGTTTATGGGTGCATCTTTTGCTGCGGGTGGAGGTTTGAAAAAGCAGGTTGAACTTAATTCAAAGAAGATTACGCTGTTAAAAAATATTGTTAAAGCACATCAAAGTGTTCTTGGAGAAAACCTTAAGAGTTTAGATCCTGCTACTAGTTCATTGAATGAAAGCATACAGAGCATTACTGATTCTGTTACGTCTATTCATCAGACACTATTGGATGAGCAAGAGTTAGATAAAGATCAAGAAGAAGATGATGCAATTGCAGATCAACAAAAGAAAAGAAATTTAAAAGAGAAACTTGTTGAAGGTGCTAAGGGATTAGGTAAAAACGTAATGGCGGGTGCTCAGAAAGCACTTGAACCTGTGAAGGGTGCTTTCTCAAAGATTTTTGATTGGATAAAGAAACTTATAATGGCTAAGGCAGTTATAGAATTGGTGAATTGGTTTTCTGATAAGAATAATCAAAAGAAAGTCTCTACTATATTTCGGTTCATTAAAGATTGGTGGCCTGCAATACTAACTGGTCTCCTTTTATTTGCGGGGTCAATGTTAGGGCCTGGTGGAATGATAATAGCAGCAGGTGTATTAGTAGTAGGGTTTATTCCTAAACTAGTTGATTCGGTAAAGTCTTTACTTGGATTTGGTAAAGAGACTACAAAGGATGCATTGCAAGGTGAGAAAGATGCAAAGAAGTTAGATGCAGAAGCGAATAAAGATTTAGGTGAGGATCAAGATGTTACCCCAAAGGATATAGGAAAGACACCAGAACCAGGAGAGCAAGATACTCCTGGAGTAAAAAAATTTAATAAAGGTGGCCCAGTTCCTGGAACGGGAGATAAGGATACAGTTCCTGCAATGCTAACTCCTGGTGAGTTTGTTATGACTAAGGATGCCGTACAACAATATGGTGCTGATACTCTTGCTAATATGAATGCTGCTGTTGGTGGAAAGAATAATGGATCTCCTCTTAGGGGATTTAATGCAGGTGGTTTGGTTCCAGGTTCTCCAGGTGTTGTAACTGACCCAGCTGAGAAAAAACGTATAGAAGAGGAAACGCTTTATTGGGTTAATAAAGAACGAACTGAATTTCTGGGATTACCTCCTTTAGATAAAATATCTTATGCGGATGGTGTGGAACTTACAAAAGCAATGGGTAAAGAATATTATGGTGGTGGAGTAAAAGAAACATCATTTGATGATATGAATTTTGATACCATGGAGAGAACCACATGGAGGACAAAATCAAGAGGTGCTGAAATTATTTTTGAGGGAGCATCGGAGAGATTAACAGAAGAAGATAAGAAAGCGTATCTTGCATCAAACCCACAAGCAAGAATGGCATTAGAACTCAAGGATCAGATGGAATTAGAGATTCTAATGGATGATATTAACCTATCAACACAGCAATTTAGACCATCTTCTCCAGGCCCTCTTAGTAAACCACCAGTGACAATTGCTTATTCAGATGCTCAACAAAATACAGCTAATAATGCAAGTTCTAATAGTGGAAATCCTGGTGGTAAAGTTCCTAACTTTAGTCCCACTTCAAAGGTAGATAATAATAAGATAAAAACTCTGGGGATTACTAGATAATGGCAATAGATACTGCAAAATTTTTAGGACGTAGTTCTGATACTGCTACTCTTTCAAATAAATCTGTAGAGAATATTAGTACTATTGCATCTACATTGATTGATGTTAATACTATTATGAAGGGAAGTCTCTTATTAGATAAGTTGAGAGACAAAAAGAAAAAGAAAAAGGACCAAGAAAAGAAAAGAAATTTAAAAGAAGCAGCAATAGAAAAGATAAAGGGTGCAGGTAAGGGAATAAAGGATCAAGCAATGAAATCCACTGAGGGAATGCGGGATTGGTTGAATAGACTTGTTATGGGTGTAGCATTAATTGGTCTTGTTAAGTTGTTACCACTTATAGAACCATGGCTTCCTACTATTGGTGAGTGGGTTGATGGAATGATAAGGGTTGCTGGATGGGTCTTTAATTTTACAGTTACATTAATTGAATGGGCATATAAACTTTATGATGGTCTTAGAGGATTTGTTGGGAATATATTTGGAGAGAAAGGTTTAGAAGTATTTGATAGTTTGATGGGTCATTTGAATAACTTATTTAATGCTGCCATTATGGCTGTAATGGCTCTTATGAAGTTTAAATGGTTGCGTGGGTTTGCTAAAAATATGTTACGAAGAGGAAGTGTAGCATTTAGAAGGTTCATAGGACGTGGTGGTAGAAAATTACTTAAAGCACCTGGAAAATTGCTTGGGAAAGTCGTCGGAGCAGGAAAGGGTGTACTTACTAAGGGTGCATCAAAGGTTGGTGGATTTGCTTCAAAGATATTTGGTAAAGCAGCAAAGTTTATTGCTCCTGCATTTAAGAGTGCTAAACCTTTTGTTTCAAAATTCTTTGGAAGAGTTCCTATTGTTGGACCACTCGTTGTTGGTATTGTTTCTATTGTATCTGGAGATCCAATAGGACAGGCACTATTTAAAACTATTGGTGCTGCATTGGGTGGATTCTTAGGAACCTTTATACCTATTCCTGTTCTTGGTACTTTATTAGGTGAAACGATAGGTGTGTTCGTTGGCGACATGCTTTATACATTAATGTTTGGTGGTGGATTGTCAGCAGTAGGTGCGAAACTTAAGAAACAGTTACTGGGTATTTTTAATGCAGGTAAGAAAGTATTTGAGTGGGTAACTGGTGGATTTGGTAGGTTCTGGAATGAAATTCCTAAGATTAAGATACCTGATTTCCCTAAAGATCCTCCTGATTGGATTCCTAAATTTGTTCCTAGAAAAAAATTCTTGTGGAATTTAATAAGAACAGCAATGAAGGTAATGATTGGACCTTTATCTTTACTGATGGGTAAGGAGATACCAAATCTTTTATGGTTGTATAATCCATTCAAGACTCTTCCTGCATTAGTTAAATCATTCTTTCCACCAAGTGGTGAAGGATCATCAGCATCATTACCATCAGCACCATCTGGTACTACTGATGCTGATAGTGGTGGTTCTACTCCCCCTCCTGAAGGTGATGTAATAGATAAAGAATCTGGTGCAAAAGTAATAAAACCACCAGCAGATCCACCAAAGGCAAAGAAGAAAGAATCACCTATAGCATCTGCACCTTCAACAAATTCTTCTCAGGGTATTAAACAGTACCCTTCTTATGATACAATGTCTACTCCAAAAACTAAGATGCTTCCTCTTCCACCTCAAGTAATACCAGTAGGTCAAGGTGGAAGTATTCCTGAATTTAGTGCTTCTTTTCCGAGTGGTGATGATGCCTTTGAAGCTTTCTATGCTCATTCTGGTGGACTTGTTTAAATAGATATGAGAGGTATTAATTAATGTCAGGAACACCAGTAACATCAGATGCTACAGTACCATCTTCGGTAATTAAAGCAGAGATAAAATCTAATAAAGGTGACAGCACAGTTTCGTTGGTGAATGGTTTCGTTCAGGTAATGTACTATGAAAGTATCCTTCAAGATTGTATTAAGGTAGATTATATTTTTGCTGATACAGGTAATACGATAGATGGTAAGTCTGCTATGGAAGGTTTGCCTATAGTTGGGACAGAAGATTTTGAATTATCTTTTCAAGATAATGGTGAGGTTAAACTTGAGTTCTCTGAAGATAATAAAAATATTTTGATTGTTAATAAGGTAACACCACAAGAAGCTAATGCTGGAAAGTCAATAATTACTTTGAATTTAGTTAGTGAAGAGTTTATTCGTAATGAAGAAGGTGGATCTCAGGTTAATGTAAGAATGGATGGAAAAATCTCCGACCATATTAAAGAGATATTAGAAAACAAATTAAAAACAGAGAAAGATATTGAAGATATAGAAGAGACTGCTAACAACTTTAATTTTGTTGGTAATAATAAGAAACCATTTTATACTATGAATTGGTTATCTAAGTTTGGTGTTCCATCTAAGGATGGTGAGATGGGGAAGACTGCTGGATATTTTTTCTGGGAAACATCAGAGGGATTTCATTTTAAATCTATTGATGCTTTGTTCGCACAGGAAGCAAAGAAAAGATTTATTTTTAACTCTTCTCCCGATGGTCATGGACAAATCCCACCAGGATATGATGGAAAAATATTAGAACAAACAGCAGACAATCGTATTGACTATCAAAGTAAGATTAGAATGGGAGCATATGGAACTAAGTTAGTTGTGTTTAATCCTTTTGATTGTTTATATGAAGTCATTCCACAGACAGCAGAGGAGACTGAAGAAGGAACGACAACAGGAGGTGAAGCACTTCCAGTATTCAATGAGAAGTTTAAGAATCCAAGTGAAGAGCATAATTTTACACGCACAACATTTATGTTAGTTGATACAGGAACTCTTCCATCAGGTGAAGTTGAAGAACAAATTGAAAGTAATGAGAAAGAAAATTTTGAATCACAGAAGGTACTTAACCAAGGCATTCGTAGATATAATCAAATGTTTTCTTCACAACTAACTGCTACTATTGCTGGTGATTTTTCTCTACATGCAGGAGATGCTATCTATGTTGATACTCCATCCATTCAGGCTGAAACAGAGGATGAAGTTAATCGTGAGAGTGGGGGTCTATATATTATAGCTGACCTCTGCCATTATGTTTCATCTAAAGAGACCTATACTAAAATGAATTTGGTTAGGGATTCCTTTGGAAGGAAACCAGAATCAGCATCAGTATGATAAATAACAGGGAGATTTCTAAAATCTATTATGACTATTAAACACGACTTAGACCATGAAGTTTATCTTGATCCAAAAGATCATAAAGAACATGTTAATCATGGAATGTTAGAGTACAGTGAGGCAGATCTAAAAGATGTTCATGCTGAGTATGATAAGTACCATGAAGGTGATACAGTAGACAAGAATGATGCTACTATTAATGATTACCACACTAGGCATGAGGATAAGCATTTAGAAGTATATTGTGATAATCATCCAGATGCATTTGAGTGCAGAGTATACGACGAATAATTTATGGAAGGTAATTTATTTAATTCAGGGTTCTTAGGATCCAAATTTCTTTGGTGGATCGGTCAAGTAGCCGATGATAGAACTTGGCGTAAAAACCAGAGTGCTAAAAAAATTGAAGATCCTAAAGAAGACCAACCTGCTTGGGGATACAGATATAAAGTTAGGATTATGGGTTGTCATGACCAAGATGAATCAACATTAGAATCTGATAACCTTCCTTGGGCTCAGGTAATGTATTCTGTTTGGGGTGGTGGTCTTGCAGGTTCCCGTCAGACTCCTGGTATAAGACAGGGTATGTTTGTCTTCGGATTCTTTTTAGATGGACAAGACATGCAAGTCCCCGTCATTATGGGAGTCTTGGGAGCAAATGCTAAGACAGTAGTTGAAAAATTAAAGACAGGAAAGGATGAGGATGGTCAGAACTTTACACCACAAAGTGGATGGGCGAATGCTCATGATGATGAGTGTAAGAAAGTTCCTGACGAACAACTTCCACTTGCAACACCATCGTCTGTACCTACAAAGGAAGCAACCGATGATATTCATTCGAAGACTGCAGCAGATAATAAAGTAGAGACTGTATTAGATAAGAAACATTCATTGGCATGTCCTGATCCAAAGCATCAATCAGATACAAAAAATATCCAGACTGCTGTTAAGGAATGTAGTAAGCAAATAGAAGCAATAGAAAGATGTAGCAAAGATTTTAAGGAGGCAGTAAGTAAAAAACTACCAATTTCTGGTGTTCCTCCAGAAGTTGAGTCAGTAATAAAAGATACTGCTGGTATAATATCTGGTCATACAAAAAGTATTATGGGTAAGGTTCATCAACTTACTAATGAGAAATTACAAGAAAAGAGTGCTGAGATGATGAACTTAGCATTTCCTGCTGATAAAAATAAAATATTTGCAGAACAAGTTGAAGCGTTGGAAGGTATAACTTGTAAGTTTAATGTTCTTAATGCAGGTCTTGCTGCATTGATTGGTGCTGCATTATTAAAGTCATTCAAAAGGAAAGCAAAGCAAAAACAATCAAGTGCAGTTGAAGCTGCTGTTGCTGCTGATCCACTACCACCATCAGATTCTGCTGTTGATGTTCCACCAATACCACCGAAGGGATTCTATCAACCAGATCCTATATGTTCTACAGAAGAATTGATGGGTGAAGTATTGGGAAGTACTATTAATGAGATCACTTCCATATTTGGTTCTGCTCAGAGTGGTGTTGTATCAAATATGAATGATGGTAACAATCCTGATATGAATACTCTTGCAGGTTCAGCACCTGGTAAAGCAGTCGATAATTCTGCTAGTCAAAGAAATGTTGTTGCTGCATTAGCAAATGGTGCTCTTGTTGGTGGTATGGCTGGAGCACTTGCTGGTGCATTAGGAGTTGATAAAAATATTATTGGGTCAGTAACGGGTGCATTTAAGGCAGGGAATTATGGTTCTGGTTTAGCATCTATGATGAGTCTTTCTGGTATTTCTCCTGATTCTGGTCTTGCATCTGCAGCATTGAATGCTATAGGTAGTGGTGATATTATGGGAGGATTCACAGAGGCTGCTGGAGCATTGGGGTTACCCGTTGGATTGATGTCAAATATGGGTGGTGCTTTTAGTGCTATTCAATCGGGTGATATGTCCTCTCTGACTGGTGCAATTCAAGGTCTTGCTGGATTTGATGCAGGTATTTTAGGTTCAGTTGCAGGAATGGCAGATGGTCTTCCTCTTGGTGGAATAGGTGCATTGGGTGGTATGGGAGTTGATATTGCAGAGTCAATGAATTTTGTTCAATCTATTACAAAACTCTTTGAATGTGATCCTGAACCAGAGTGCTCACCAAATGATGAACATACATTGGATTCAGGTGGTAGTGGTGCTGAAGAACCAAACTGTGCATCAATTGCTGAGTCTGCTAACAATAAAGCATCAACACCTGAATTACCTTCACTACCTAGTATAGAACCTCCTAGTTTCTCTTTACCTAATATAAAAGAAGGATTGCAACAAGGAGCCAATGATTTAGCTGGTGCTTTAGGAGACATAGCATAATGGCAATTTCAGCAAGTAACATTCACGTTGGATACGTTGATAATAAAAAGGGATATGTAAAGCATAAGTCAGTTGCTGATGCGAATGCTTATGAGAAATTATTTCCAGGTAGTACTTTTATTTTCTTTGATGGTGATAGGAAACTTCATTACTTAACTATAGATGAAGTTAATAAACTTACAGTCAATGATCTATTAAGAAAAGATCCTTGTGATACCAGACAGAAACCTTGTGGTCCTCCTACATTTCATTTCTTTGGTGGTAGAGGAGTGGGTGCAGCAGCAAATCCAGTAATAGATATAAACGGTAAGATAATTGCAGGTGATATTGTAGATGGTGGTGTTGGATATAAAACTCCACCTCAAGTACAAGTAATTGATCCTTGTAAGAATGGAACTGGTGCTGTTCTTCAGACAGAGATTAAAAATGGTGTAGTTATAAGAATTATTTTCAATGATGCTGGTTCTGGATATCTTCCACCTCAACCAGCAAGTCCACAGTATCCAGCACTAGTAAAATTAACAGAAGTTATTGTTAAGAATCCTGGTATTAATTATGAGTGTGGTAAAGATAAATTGACAATCACTCCTAATAATGGTACAGTACTATCGTATAAATGTGACCCCTTTGGTAAAATAAAGTCGGTCCAAGTTCAAAAAGGAGGAAACTTTACTGAACTCCCAAGGATAACGATGCCAAGTGATACTGGTGTAAATGCATCTTTTACTCCTGTCTTTGAAATTATTCGTGATCCTCTTCCAGAAGTTGCAACACCTGATGAGGTTGTACAAGTGTATGACTTGGTTGGGTTAAATATTAATGGATATGTGGATGGTAAAGCATACTATGGGAATGTTTATTTTTCAGAAGGAGTTAAGTATGCAGGTACTCAACAAACGGGTGGTGCTGTGGTTAGAGTCTATGATACTATTCAAGAAAGTGTGAGTGGAGGTTCTAACTAATGTCAGAGAAGGGAGACAAGTGTAACTTTTGGGCTCAAGAAATAGGAACTCAGAATGGAGTTCTTAAATTTGGTGCTCTAAGTCCTACGGGAGATGTGACTTCTAGTATCAGTTTAGATGCAAGACACTTCATCGCTATGGATGAAGACGGGAAGCGTAAAAATTGGACAACGATGAATGCTCCTGGTGCATTTCAGATTAATGCAGGTGAGGATCTTCTTCAAGTTAGTGAGAACCCTTCTGGTGGTCGTGAGAATAAGGTTGAACAGAATTGTATCTTTATGAATGCAGAGAATGGTGATATTGTTATTAAGGCCAGAAATGGTAAGATTAGACTCGAAGGACTTGATATTGAGATGGTTGCAACAGGTAATTCTCCTGAAGGCCAGTTTTGGGTGAAGGCAAATGAAAATATTAAAATGGACTCAAAGAATATTACAATTGATGGAACATTATCCGTCAATCTTGTAAGTTCAGGTATTGTTCACGTAAGATCATCTTTAATGCAAATAACTTCTGGATTTGTAAATGGAATAACTGCTGCTACATTAACAGGTGTTATACCTAAAACTCTTAAATCATTGACTAATCTTTTAAAATAAAATGGCATTATCATTCGACGAAATTTGGTGTTATGGAGGACAACTTGTTGTCTCTGAACCTGGTGTTTATGCTAAAGCATTGGGTGGAGGTCTTACTAAGATACCTCATTCAGTATACATTCAAGGACCATCTCAGTTTGGAAAACCAGAAGCTTATGGCAACTTCCCACCTGCTGTAGTAAATATGGGTCAGAATGGTGTTCATACTCCATTGACTGCAAATATTCAACATACTCTTTGGGTAAAGGGTAATCAAAGAATTCAAGGTGATAAACAGAGTCGTCATGCTCTTCAAGTAAGTGGTGGATCTTCTGATGATACTGTTTATATCAGAGGAGATATGTATGTCACGGGTAGGGTAGATTGTGATAATAAAGGAAGACTTGCATCAAGATTTGGTCAGGCAGATGATAGACCAAAACCATTTGATATACAACATCCATCTAAAGGAGAAGGACATCGACTTAGATATGCTTGTATTGAGGGACCAGAAGTAGGTGTATATTGTAGAGGAAGACTGAGAAATCAAAGAGAGATTGGATTACCTGATTACTGGAAAGACTTGGTACATATTGATAGTATTTCTGTACATATTCAACCTATAGGATCGCATCAAGATATTATTGTGAAGAGATGGGATGATGAGAGAGTATATCTTCAGAACAATGGAGGACTTCCTATTGATTGCTTCTATCATGTATATGGAGAGAGAAAAGATATTAACCCATTAGTAGTTGAGTATGAAGGTGATAGTTGGAAGGATTATCCTGATCCAAACTTTAATCCAGATGTAGAAAATCCAAACTTTAATGACGAAAGATATAGGAGTCATAGGAATACTATTACTGGATGAGAAAACTTCTTTATGTTGAGGAGAATTTTATAACTCCTGATGAGTGTAGAACATTTATAGATTATGCTAATGCCAATAAGAAAGAGATGCCTTATGGTAGTGAGAAGAGGGGTGGAGATACTTTTCTTAGTTCTATAACAACCGAAGGACATCAGGTTGTTCATGATGTCACAGGCCCTGTTGCTTCTCCTCAAGATGATGGTCATGCTGCCTATCAAGGTGGAGATGCAGATTTCATAAACATGAAAGAGGAGAAGGCAGATTTCTTTAGACAGGTAGTTGATAAGGTTACTACTATGTGCAAATCTTTTGATGATCGTGCTAATTTAGATTATGTTGGAGTAGTGCGATGGCCTATAGGAACCTTTATGAATCCTCATTATGATAATTCCAAAAAGGATGATATTTATGATATATTTGCAGCAATGTTATATTTGAATGATGATTTTAATGGAGGTCATACTGGATTTGAAAATTTTGAAATAGCACCTAAAACGGGTCAGTTATGTATTTTCTCTAATTCGCAATTTAAGCATCATGTTACTAAAGTGGAGGATGCAGAGAGATTTGTCCTTTCCTTCTGGTATAACAATGCTTGACAAAGGAATAATATGGTGATATAGTATATTTGTTGAGGCGACGGTCTTAACAGGGAGTGACTGAATAAACTTTCTGGCATATAGCTGGTTAAGGTGATGAGACACAGGTGGTGCTGCTTCTTCGGAAGAATCGACTTACCAGTCGGGTCTCAGACAGAGATGTAAAATTTACTACTGTAGTAATGCCCGTCTCTTGTTGGTAATACAGAAATCCAACCTCCCACCTTTTTTTAAGGGATAGTAGTTCAGTGGTTTAGAACGCTGCCCTGTCACGGCAGAGGTCGTGGGTTCAAATCCCATCTGTCCCGTGTAAATTTGCGGGTGTAGTTTAGTGGTAAAATCAGAGGTTTCCAACCTCCAGTTGAGTGTTCGATTCACTCCATCCGCTTTATTTTTTGGAGATATTACATGGAAGAATATTTAACTAAGTGTGTAGTTGATCCTGCGACTAAAACATTTCGTCTATATTCAAATGAAGGTGATGAAAAGGTAGTAAGATGTGATAGCACAGAACAGTTTATGAGTGTGTTGAAGGTAGTTCGTGAATCTGCAGACGAAGACGTTGTATCATATACAAATCCACTTTAGCCTCAGGGGAGGCTAACTTTTTATTCCAAAAAAGGCGGGAAAAAAAGTCCAGGTATTTTTTGCTCCATTACTTTTTTTATAAATATCTAAAAGGTAATTTCGGTTAGATAGAATGGGTATTAACATCGATGGTGCTAGAGACCTTGTATCTGCAGGAGATGGTAGTCTAACCATTGAAGGATTCTCTATTAATAGTACAGGTATAGGAACATTTACTGGTGGTATTAAAATTGGTACTGCTGCAAGTATATTTTCTAATGGTAATATAACTGCTGGAATTGTTACTGCTACAAACTTTTCAGTTGGTACTGCTGTATCAATTCATGCGAATGGTAATTTAGGAATAACAGGAATTGCAACTGCTTCTCAATTTTATAGTACTGGTGAATCTACTTTTATAGGAAAAGTAACTCTTCAAGACCACTTGGATATGCAAGATAGCGATAAGATCTTGCTTGGCTCAGGAGATGATCTAGAGATTTATCATGACGGAACGTCGAATTATCTCCATTCTAATAACGGAAAGATAAGACTTCAAGTAAATGCTAGTAATCATGTACTTCTGGAAGGTGATGATGGTTCATATATGGGTATATTTAAAAAAGGTGATGCCGTAGAGTTATATTTTAACAACGTCAAGGAATTTGAGACGAAATCGGGAGGCGTGAAATTAAATGGACACTCTGAGCAAGCTGTTAATGCTTTAGGTAATACTACAGGAAGTACAACTATTGATTTTACAACTGCTAATATAATAACTGCTACTTTAACTGGTACTACAACTTTTGCTAACCCAACAACCGAATCAGTGGGTCAATCAGGTTCGATTGTTCTTACACAAGATGGTACTGGTGGTCGTACAGCAGCTTGGGGAACTCAGTTTAAGTGGGTTGGTGGAACAGCACCTACACTTACAACTACTGCAGCAGCTGTAGATAGGATAGATTATCTTGTTGTTGCTGCTGATACAATACATTGTGTAGCAAGTTTGGATGTAAAGTAATATGTTTGATATACTAACAAGACATGGTGCTAGTGCAGCTGGCGATTATGAGATTGAAAGATCTTTAAGACATAATTCGGGCGATTCTACATATATGAGTAGAACTCCAAGTAGTACGTCTAATAGAAGAACTTTTACTTTTAGTTTTTGGGTGAAAGAAGTTACTTCTAGTGGTGGAGCATTTTTTGGAGTATGGCAAGATAATACAAGTAGAGATGTTCTTAGATTTGAATCTGGGAATATAAATTTACAATGTGGACAGCATTCAGAAAATGCAACTACTACTGCTGTTTATCGAGATGTATCGGCTTT